CTGGGCAAGTCGTTTGATCACACGATCACGTACACCCGCAAGGCATCTCCGAGCTACAACACGAGCACTGGAGCGCTGACAACGACTGATACGGCTTACTCTTTTGACGTTCCAGTTGAGTTTGTTGATGCTGAAGAGGAGGAGGGACGAGAGGAGCGGAAGGCTCGTTTATATATCACTCCTGATCAGATCGGAGACAACCAGCCAACATTTGAAGACACGGTGACGCTGAAGTATGCAGGATCAAACCGCGTTGCTCAGATTACGGACATTCGGACTTTTAAGGGTGATCAAGAGTATCTGTATCAGCTGCTGGTGAGGTTCTGATGAAAGATTTAAGTCATGCCGCTAAAGAGCTTAAGAGCAAGCTGACTGCTGGGTTAAATCAGTTTAGTGCGGATGTTATTTCAAAAGAAGGCTTGGCTCAGACAGGGAATAGCCCTGTGAGAACGGGCTTTTTTGCGTCAAGCTGGAAAGCGCAGACAGAAAGGGTTCAAGCAAAAGACAAGATTGAAAATTTCAAACCTTGGAGCGAAAAGGCAAAGGAGCAGGGCAAGATACAACCAGTTATCAGGCCACGTTTTAAGGCTCAATCTGGTTTGAAGCTGCAGGATACGGTTTACGTTGGCAGTTCTGTGGATTATGCGGAGCGTGCAATCGAGTTTGGCCAGGTTCAGAACTACGTTCAAGGACAGGGCATTAAGGCTCTTTTGAAGAAAAATTTTTCCGACAAAGGAGGTAGGTCATGACACTCGTTAATGCCCGTGCTGCTTTTGAAAAAGCCGTAACCGATGCTGTCGCCGATGCTGATAGCGATGTCCTGATGGTCTACGACAATGTGGCGTTTACCACTCCAGGTAAGACTAAGAAATACATTTTGATGTCGGTCAATTTTGGCCAGTCCACGCTGCAAAACCAAGGCGCTTCGCAGGATTACTACTCCGGCACGATTCAATGCAACGTATATGTGCCCAAGAGTGCTGGAACGTCAGTGCTGTCTGCGATTAGCGAAGCAGTGATTGACGGACTTACTTCAGTGAACGCTCCAGGGTATACGGACACTTTCAGCTCTGTTCCTAGAGTTTTGGACATCAATGGACCAACGCCGCTGGACCTAGAGGATCGTTCTCACTTTATAGGTGTTATTTCTTGCCAGTTTACGGCTATCGCGTAGTATCGTATTGATAACGCGAGTATTTTATGCGGGCTACAGAGCTTCTTCGGAACAAGTTTGGCGTTAGCCAGCTGTATAAGCATGAAGTCAAAGATGGCGACGAGGTGGTGCTTGAGGTGTACTGGCATCCGTTGACCATTGCTGAACGCGAAAGCATCCAGAAAAAGACTGGAACGGACGATGCCAACGACTTTGCGCTTGGCCTGATGATTGAGAAGGCACTGGACGCAGACGGTAAGCGTCTGTTTCAAGATGGCGAGAAAGCTCAGCTCAAGAACGCTGTTGACGCTTCAGTCCTTCAAGAGATTCAGCTAGCCATGCTGTCTTCCGGCGCTGAAAACAAGGTGGAGGAAGCGAAAGCAGATCTCAAAAGCGCGTAGTGACTGGCTTTTTTTGTTTTTCCTCGCTACTGAGCTGGGAATGACTGTCCTGCAGCTCACTCAACGCCTTACTCAAGAGGAATTGATTGGTTGGGCCGCTTACTACGAGATTAAGGGTGAGGAAGAGGAAAAAGTGATGGACCGCTCCAGGGTGTCCAGTAGGGCTCAAACCATGACAAGGCGGTAGACTAAAGCCATCACTTGTTAGCTTTGTGGGTCGATGGCTGACTACGGCGTAAATATAGCCATTAAGTTTAGCGAAACAAAGCTAAACAAGCTGACTAAAAAGCTAAACGAGGCTAGTAAATCTGCAAACAAGATAAACGAAGCTTTCAAGAAAGTACAGCAAAAGGGAGGAGCAAGCCTTGACAGGACCAATGGAACTTTAGATAAAAAGCTAACTAGACTCAAAAATATAAATAAAGAGCTGCAGCGTGAAAACAAACTTTTAACTGAAAACGCATCTTTGCAGCGTCAAGCTACGCGATCTGGCAGAGGTGGAGGGGCTAGACCAGGAGGTGGATTTGGTGGTGGAGGAAGATTTAGCCAAGCTGTCCTTGGTGGTGGCTTCCCGTTGCTATTTGGCGGAAGCCCATTTCAAGCTGCAGCTGGTGCGGTTGGTGGAGCATTTGGCGGCTTTGCGGGTGGTATTGGTTTGCAAGTTGTTGCTGGCCAAATTGAAAATTTAGTTGGCAGAACAGCTGAGGTTGGGCAAGCATTTAACGAGTTATCGTTTGACCTTGATACGGTTGCCGAAGCAACAGGCATTGCCGGAACGGAAACACAAGGATTCCTAGAAAAAATTGAAAAGTACGGCTCAAAAGCTAAAGCCGCCGAGCTTGCGACAAAGCTTCTAGCATCAAGAGTCGGACAAGAGGGTGTCAATGCTTTAACTAAGTTTGGCCAAGACGCCGCAACCTTGGGAAACAACTTAAGCACTATTTTTACTCAAGTGCTGGCCAATATCGCCAAAGTTGCTGGGCCAATTCTTGAGTTTTTAGCAAAAGCGGCAGGTAATCAGGCTGCCAAGCAAGCGTTTGATAGGGCGACAGGTCTAACCGGAGTTGAGTTGGCGGCTCAAAAGTTTAGAGCTGGCAGCATGAGGGGGCAAGATATAAAAAACTTTGCCAAAAACCTTCGCGCAGCTGGATTTGAAGGAACACTTCCTACAAGCGGAATCCAAGCAAGAAGAATATCTGAGGAAATTGCTATTAGAACAGGAAAAGCGCAGATGGCGATTCCTGAGCTTGAAATTGAGCAAATTGCTCAAACTGTTCAAACTCCGCAAGAAATACGTGATGCAAATAGGGCTGAAAAAGAGCGCATGAAAGCTTTGCAGGACCGAATAGACGCTGCAGCAAAGCAGCGCGATATTGAATTAAAGAAAGAAGAATCTTTTAATAGACAGCTTGACAGTATCGGCAATCAAAACGAACTATTGCGTGCTCGCTTGGAGGGCAATGTAGAAGAGGTGCAAATGCAGCAGCAAATAAACAAACTGGTTGAAGAGTACGGAGAGGACAAGCGAGATGCTGTTGAGCTAGTCGTAAAAGAAAAATTTGAACTTCAAGAGCAGGTAAAAGTCGCAGAGCAGATGAGGCTTGCTTATAAGCAGATTGGTGACACTATTAAAAATAGTGTAGTTAATGGTATTACTGCAGCTGTAGAAGGGACTAGAACTCTTGGTGAAATTGCTAGCAATGTCCTGCGAAACATCGCAAATCAGCTGCTGCGGCTTGGCGTTAACCAGCTATTTGGATCGTTTGGTTTTGGCGGAGGTGGTGGTGGGTCTACCAACAGCTTTGCTGGTGTGCCCAACAATGTTCTTGACAGCGTTATTGGCAAAAGAGCGCTTGGCGGGGCTGTTGGAGCGGGCCGTCCTTATCTGGTTGGCGAGCGTGGCCCTGAGTTGTTTGTCCCTGGAGCGCAGGGCAACATCGTTCCAAACAACGCAATGGGCGGAGCTAATGTGACGGTGAACGTAGATGCTTCTGGTTCGTCTGTCGAAGGCAACGCTGATCAGGCTTCGCAACTTGGCAAGGCAATCGGCATTGCTGTGCAACAAGAACTGGTGAAGCAAAAACGTCCTGGCGGTCTCCTCGCAAGCTGATGGCTACTTTCCCGTCAATCACGCCGACTTACGGCATCCAAAAAAACAGCGCACCAAATGTTAGGACGGTGCGCTTCGGAGACGGATTTGAAAAACGGCTTAGCTTCGGCTTGAATCAAAATCCCAAGGTTTACAACCTGACGTTTGAAGTGTCAGAGACTGACGCCGATACCATCGAGACATTCTTGGATGCTCGTGCAGATGACAACGCTGCTTTTGACTTCACCCCACCCGGTGACGCTGAGGCCAAGTTTGTTTGCGAGCAGTGGAGCAAGTCAATTCCGTACTTGAATCGCGCCACAATTCAGGCAACGTTTCGCCAAGTCTTTGAACCGTAATGGCAGTAGCAGCTTGGGCCGCTAGCACCGCGTTTTCTGTTGGCGACATCCGACGCGCCAGCACTGAGCAGGCATCCGGCCTGTTTTTTCGGTGCACTACTGCTGGAACGTCTGGCACCTCAGAACCCAGCTGGCCCAACATGGTTGGCGATACGGTTACTGATGGAACGTGTGTTTGGACTGGGATTGCGTCAGCTTACGAGGAGCTGGCAAAGATCAACCCCAGCGCAATTATTGAGCTGTTTCAACTGAGACTTGACTCAGCGCTGCATGGCAGCAGTGATGTTTATCGCTTCCATGCTGGGGCAAATGCTGATGTTGATGGCAACATTGTTTTCGACGGCGACACTTACAGTCGGATTCCGATCAAGGCTGACGGTTTTGAGTACACAAACACTGGCACCTTGCCTCGGCCAACTCTGACTATCAGCAATCTCAGCAGCACTATCAGTGCGTTGTTGTTGCTAGTGAACGCAACAACCGCAGGTAATGACCTTGGTGGGGCGGAAGTTCGTCGAATCAGGACGCTAAAAAAGTATCTCGATGGTGAAAGCGCAGCGGATCCTAACGCTCAGTTCCCACAAGAGGTTTGGTTTATTGACCGAAAGGCTGCTGAAACACGGGATTTTGTGACGTTTGAGCTTGCAAGCAAGTTTGACCTAGCTGGTCAAAAGATTCCAAAGCGTCAGATCATCGCCAACATCTGCCAGTGGAAGTACCGCAGCAGCGAATGCAGCTACACCGGCACTGATTATTACGACGTAAACGGGAACGAAGTCAGCACTGAAGCGCAGGATGTTTGTGGCAAGCGGGTTGCTAGTTGCAAGCTGCGGTTTGGTGAGAACGCTGAACTGCCGTTTGGCTCATTCCCTGGAGCGGGTCTGACCAAGTGATGCGTTTATCGGCAGCCATGAAGGCTGAGATTTTGAAGCACGCCAAAGCTGAAGCACCTCGCGAGTGCTGCGGCTTGGTTGCTGTTGTCAAAGGACGGCGCAAGTATTTCCCGTGCCAAAACATTGCTGAGACACCAGATGAGCACTTTGTTCTCAGCGGCTGGGACGTTGTAGAAGATCAAGGCGAGGTGATTGCCATCGTTCACAGCCACCCAAAAACTAACCCTGAGCCATCAACAGCTGACCGCGTGGCGTGCGAAAAGTCAGAACTGCCGTGGTTCATCGTCAATCCAAACACTGAAGGCTGGGGATACTGCGAGCCAGCAGGTTTTGAGCTGCCGTATGTGGGGCGTGAGTTTGTTTTTGGCGTGGTGGACTGCTACACGCTTGTGCGGGACTGGTACGCAAGGGAGTACGGCATCCAGCTGCGGGACTATGACCGCCGGGACAAGTTCTGGGATCGTGGGGAGAACTTG